GCGTTCGGACGCATAATAAATGTAGTTGGAAGCGGCACCGCCCCAGTCCGTTGTTTCAATCAGTTGGTTGTACATTACGCATTGCCTTTATCAGATCAATAGAATAAGTGAGACCATTGATCTCACCCTCAAGTAACATCCACGAAGTCTTGCGAGTCCCAATCTTCGTACTCGTAATAACTTCGTAGTTTACGATATCGATTTGAGACTGCCGGTATTTCACCTGTCGCAGTCTCTCCTCGAGTCTTGCAAGTAGCAGGTCTACGTTCACGCAGCGACTGCCATCTCGACTGCGAGTTCTGCAGCCTTCTTCTTCTTGACACCGTTGGCACCGTACCATGCAGAAGTCATACGACCGTCAGCAGTACGACCAGCAACGTGGTCAGTTAAGTAGGTCACAGAGTTGAATGCTTGCCACCATGAACCACGACCGAACTCAGCGCCTGGTTGAGTCTCCAACAACTCGTACGCCTTCTTCGCGTTAGGTGCGAGATCTTTATATGCAAGTACCTCGTGAGCAGGAGCCTGTGATGGGAACAACGTGTTGTAATAGTTGATCAGCGACTCAGCGGTGAACTGACGCGAAGACAGGAACTGTGCCATCTCTTTGTACTGGTCAAACTTTTCGTGTGCAAGACCCAAGTGTTGCTTGACCATCTGTGGGTCAAACGCACGTCGGTGGTTCACTTTGATTCCGTTGTTCGCAGAACCCTTGAGTGCAAGTGTCAGAGTGTTCATACAAGTCACACGGATCGGTGTGAATCGGATGTCAATAGACTTACCGTACTCGTGTGGGTTAGAGAACAGAAGGTATGAATCAACTTGATCGCCCTTCAACACATCGAATGACTCTTTGATCTTCGCGAGTGCGTAGACGAACTTGCCATCTTTGAGTGAACCCGCAGAGTTCATCTCCATGTCACCAGCGGCACAGTACTCGTTAAAGAAGGTGAACGCTTCTTCGTTCTGACAAGGTTCCCAGTTACCACCAACTTGGGTCAATACTTTATTGTCAGACGAACGCACGAGTGCTTCCATACCGGTAGGGATCAGATCGACACCCTCTTTCGCGGCATAGGTAGGAACCTTCTCAACTTCCCAGTTGACACCTGCCTTCTCCATCATCTGCACTGGAGTCAAATCATTAGATACGTTAGTACCGATACCCCAAGGGCAGTTTCCAACAGTAGCCGATGTCTCAATTTGCAATACATCATTCATACTCATAATTAAATATCCTCTGGTCGATAGTTTTCAAATAGTTCTTTGGCCTCGGTTTCAAGACCAAGTTCAGCGAGACGATCCATCGTCACACGAATGCGTTGCGATTCATCACGCCCCTTCACGTAGTAACGATGATCGTCAGAAAAGTGATAGAACCAATCGTGGTTCTGAAGCATCTGCTCAAGCAGTTCTAACTGGACATCTTGTTGGGTCATTACGCAACTCCTTTCAGTCGGGCTAACTCACGTTGACGAACTTCTTCTCGTTCACGAACATCCAAGATCAAGTCGCAGACAATCTCACGGTCAATGGTGTCACCATCAAAGTCAGTAGAAGGACGCGCACGGAATCGGTCGATCATACCTTCGCAGATCTCTGCGATAGTGAACTCGAAAGGGTAGATCGCATCTTCACCGCAGTAAAACATCTGCATGTACTCGATGAAGTCAAGGACTTCGGCAACGGTCAACTCTGGATCGTTGGGTCGGAACGCACAACGGTAGTACTCAGTAACAGCGTGGATTTCTAAAATGTCAGTCATAACCAATTCCTTATCATCAAATTACACAGTAATTATACACGATTTTAAAACGTCTGTCAACAAGTTTTTAAAAAAAGTTATAGTAAATAATACACATTTTTTAGAAACGTCCGATCGGTTCGATTACGGCATCAACTATCTGGATTGTGTTGTTCTTCCAGTACCTGTCATACACCACACTTTCAAATCGTTTCTGTGCAAGTTCAAAGGTCTTGTAGTAAGCCGCATTGAACGTGCACCCCCTCTTGTCCGTTAGGACTATTTTGAATTTATTATTATGCATAACTCTCCTTATGCCATCATTGCCTCAAGTTCATCGAATTGCTCATCGATACCATGCATACCCATCTCTTTCTTGACGCGCCATTCCTCACGGACAGCTTCGTCAAGGTTGGTAAGCGAACATGCGTCCTTACCCATAGAGTCCTGTTCCCAGCGGCGAATACCGACAACCTCGTTTTCGAAGTTGAGCGCCTTCTGCTCGCAGTACAACTGACCGAAGTCTACCGAAGCGTAGATCGCGGACTCCCAGAACTCGATGTGGTCTTCCTCACGGAAGTCGATCTGATCAATTACCGACTCAGAGATGATGTACTCCTCAGAGTATGCGGATGAGTGCTCGATAGAACGCTCAACGTCGACCCACCACTGAGTGTTGGCGACATCATCCGCCGACGCGTTGATGAAGTAGGTGTCGCCACCCTTAGACTTCCAGTGCTGAGGGCAGTAACCCTCACCGTTCCAATCGTGGGCACCGTAGTTCTCACGGAACTGAGTAGAGATAACAACAATAATTGAATTAGACATAACCAAACCCTCTTAAGTGTAAAGTAAACCGTAACCTAACAACGCACCAATAACAACACCCATTGCGACACAAGCAATAAATCCAACTATAGGATCTTCTTTGACGTTATCGGTCCGCTTTGGGATTGAAAAATCTTGTTTTGCGTAATCTCTCATAAGTACTCTCTCATCAATTTATGCAACCATTATAGTTGTTTTCAAAACAAAAGTCAACAACTTTTTAAAACTTTTTTTCGTAAATATTTCACGAATCTAACTTTTCGAGTTTCTCGATTTTGAGTTGGAGTGTGAGGATCGCATCTTCGACACGTGCGTTGTCTTCGGCAGACAACTCCCCACGCACCTCACAGAGGCACATCAACTCATTATAAAGACCACCTAATACTGCATCCATTACACAATCTCCCGTGGATTAATGAACCCATACTGCGGGTTCTCGAACTCATGATCAAACATACCGATCTCATTGAACCCAAACAGGGTCATGGCGGTGCTAGTGTCGCCCCTTTCGAACACGACCATCTCGTGTCCTGTTGGAATTGAACCTACAAACTCATTAATGTTTTCAATCAAAATCATTACGATATCTCCTTACTTCGCAATTGATGCGACAGCACACAAGTTCTTGATTTCAGTTTCGCCGTTGAGCAGTTCAACATACTGACGAATCGCAGAAGCACAAGCACCGTTCTTATGCTCAGCCTCAACACCTTGGAAAATCCAAGAAAGGTGCGTATCTTCCTTTACCACAACGTCATACAATCTCATATCAACTCTCTCTGTCTCAATTTCAATACAGATATTATAGTATATGTTTTGAAAATAAACAAGGGTTAATTTAGGTAATTTGTCACTTTTTTTGAGGGAGGTGTTTTGCGTGGATCTTACAACCGATGAACGCGTTGTAGTAGTCGTCTCGCAGGAGTACGTCGTACTCGAACTGGAGTTTCGCTTCGTAGTAGGAACACTCGCCTTTAGTAAGGCAGAGCTTGAGGATTTCTCGTTTGTAGTTATCGGCACCGCGTTGCGCGACTGCCTCTTTGAGTTCTTGACTTGAACCGTAATATTTCATCCAGTCGGACCCTACTCGCGTCTTCACTCGACGTTTTCGGGTCTTGGTCACTGGCAGTGTTTTAGGTTTCCAAAAGAACTTCTTACCGATGTACTTCATTCCGGTATCAAGTTCTGTAATCTGATAGACGAACCCTTGGTAAGGTTCAAGGAAGTCTTCGTCTGGGGTGAATTCTTTATCTTCGTATAACCAAGTCATGCAACTATATAGAGTTGCTATAAACCTCTATAAAATGCGATTCACCGTTGGCAACTGTCTTGCTCCATTCCTCTGCTGCACCGTCGTCTGCCTGATCACTGACGTACTTGTAGCATCGAAACTCGACACCAGCATCCTTACAGACTTTGGCAATTGCGTATGCCTCCATCTCGACCAGATCTGCTGGGATATCAAGGTTTGGGTCTGCAACGAAATCATCACCTGTACTGCAAGTGAGTCCGTCACCTTCTCCAAGAACAACCCCGTCCTCGAACGGAGTCTGCCCTAGACTGTAACCCAATCCAGCGCAAGACATATCTCGTTGTACGAATTGTGTCACTTCGTGGATACCACCATCTACGGTGATACCACCTGCGGTGCCGAAATTCCAAACCACATTCGGTTTGTGTCGTTCGATCAGTTTCGCGGCAGTCATTGCCGCATTGACCTTACCGACTCCGGTAAAAAAGACGTTGTCCCACTGGGACATTTTTGGTGCCTCTAACTCCAAGGCAATGAGGATGATGTCAGACATCTTACTTATCATATGTAACCACGCTGTAGGTTTTGATTTGTTGGCCACGGAGTTTCTCCGTGCCTCCTAGGAACTCTAAATCGATGACGCAACCATAAGAAACCTTCGTGACATCGAATGTCTGTAACAGTTCTGCGATGGCAAGTGCAGTACCGCCTGTCGCACTTACGTCATCAATGATGCACACCTGACTGTTCTTGTTCAACGGTGCAGTTGTTTTTATTTCAAGTGTGCGTGATGCATACTCGCATTTGTATTTGCGAGACTTCACGGGTGGGGGCAACTTGTTAGGTTTACGTACGATGTGTAGAGGTACACCCAAATACAAGGCAATAGGCGCACCCCATAAGAATCCTCGAGCGTCGGGGGCAACGATGTCCGTGTACCCCTTTCCTTCAATCTGATTCACAAGAGTACGGACACTCTGCTGGAATGCCTGCGGGTTCTGTAGGAGGCTTGTCACGTCCTGAAAGTTGATTCCCTCTTCAGGCCAGTCTGGGACAGATTGTATCACTTGTTTTAAATTCATATCACTCATCGTCTCTTGAGAGGCTGAAAGAATATCCAGTCTCAAAGTCTGCGTCTGACCCGCACATAGGGCAGTGCCTTGGCACCTCTTCCTCATACGGGACTCGAACGATGCTTACCATATCACAGATAGGACACTCTAAAGTGTATTCAGTATCCATTATGCCACCTCTAATTCTATATCCTCCCAACCGAAGTCGTCGCCGTCCATTCCAGCAACTGAGTATTCGGTCACACGTTTCTCAAAGAAGTTGTCGTGTGATGCTCCGTTCAGTACCCAGTCCAACCACGGTAGTGGGTTATCTTTTTGTTTAAACTTTGGTTTCAGACCTAACTGAAGCAGACGACGATCCGCAATATGACGAATGTAGTCAGTTACTTCCTGCTTCGTTATGCCTTGTACTTCGTTACCGTCAAATGCAAGATCAATAAACTTTTCTTCCAGTTTGACAGCGTTTCGTGCCATCTTATATATCTTGGACTTAAGTTCGTCGTTCACGATGCGAGGGTGTTCCTCACAGAACTCACGGAACAACTTTGCGTTACCCTGTACGTGGATAGTCTCATCACGGATGGACCATTCCACGATTGTCGCCATACCCTTCATCTTTCCAAAACGTTGAAAGTTCAGTAGCATGACAAACGATGCGAATACTGACATACCTTCGTTGAACACTGACTGTGCTAATGATAATGCTAGTCCAGTGTGAGAGTTCGTTTCACCCTCTTTCATAAAATCGATCTTGTCTGCCATTTCTTTGTAGTCCAAAAACTTGTGAAAGTCTTCGTCTGGCAAACCAAGTGTATCATTGAGAAGTGCGTACGCACGTTGGTGTACTGCTTCTCGTGCCGCAAACGATGACAACATGTTACGGACTTCGTTGTTCTTGAACTTTGGTATCAACAGTTCGTGGTAGTTCTCCCCTACCTGTACATCTGACTGCGTGAATAGTCGCAGTACATGAGTAATAAATTCTTTCTCGGACTCAGATAGTTTTGTCTTCCAATCCTGCACGTCTTCTGACAGTTCTGCTTCGTCCTCAATCCAGTGTATTTCCTCGTGTTTCTTTGATAGCTCAACCGCCCAAGGATACTTGAACGGCTTGTATGTTTCCGATGTTTTTAGTAATGACATACTAATCCTTTATTTGAATTTTTATTAACCTTCGCAGGCCCGACATTCGTCGCCACCTTCACTTGGTTCGTACTCCACTTCACCTTTTAGATGCATCATAAGATCTTCATAACCACCTATGTACTTGCCCTCCAGATAAATTTGAGGAACTGTCTTAACTTTTCGCCCTGTAACCTCTGCAGCCGACTTTCCAATCTCTTCAAGGTTGACATAGTCATATTCTATACCGCGTAGTGACAGTTCCTCTGCGGCGGTTTTACACCATGGACAGTCTTGCTTTCCATAGAGCAGTGTTCGAGTATCGTCTTGTAACGCCACCCGTTCAACTTTGTCAGATACTGTCTCCGCACGAGACTTTGCCTCGGTGCGTAAATAGTATAGTCCCTTGAGACCTTTCTTCCATGCGTTGAAGTGTACTTTATTGACGTACCGCTTCGGTGCACCTGACGGGAAGAATAAATTTACTGACTGACCCTGACAGATATATTGCTGTCGATCAGCTGCATGTGTTACTACCCAGTTCTGATCCAGTTCCTGAGCAGTTTTGAATACTGCTTTCTCACCCTCGTTCAAGAATGGTAGATGTTGTACCGAACCTTTCTTAGTAATGATACTGGTCCATGTAGATTCGTTGTCGTGACCCTTTTCTTGCAACAGACTGGTAAGGTATGGGTTCTTCACTAAAAACGAACCAGCGCGAGTTCTGTGCGTGTAGGCACATGCCTTTAGTGGTTCAATGGATGGTGATGTAGACAGAATAACTCCAGAAGATGCATTCGGAGCGATCGCTAATAAGTGAGAGTTTCTGCGACCAGTACCTTCACCATCTAGATACTCACCACGTTCTTTTGCCAATAGTTCTGTTTCAGCAACAGCGTCTTCTGAGATGTGAGAAAAGACCACTTGATTTATTTCACGTGCCTTGTCGGATTCCCAAGATACACCGTGTTTTTGTAGGAGTGAATGGAAACCCATTGCTCCAAGTCCAATGCTTCTTTCACGTGCTGCCGAATAACGGGCGCGGGAAATACTATCTGGCGCATTATCGATGAAGTATTCGAGAACGTTATCCAGCATACGAATAAGATCCCGCACGATATTAGTGTCTTTCCATTCATCATAGTATTCTAAGTTTAGTGAAGACAAGCAACACACCGCAGTCCTTTCTGCAGAAGTAGGTAAGTGAATTTCATTACACAGGTTAGATCCGTGAATGCGTAATCCCTTTTCTTTGAGAGACATCGGCAGTCCACGATTCGCGGTGTCAATAAAGTTTAGATATGGTTCGCCAGTGCGGAAACGAATCTCAAGAATGCGTTCCCATAGTTTACGTGCGTTGACAGTGTCTTTTACTGCACCGTCTTTTGGATCACGCAAATCGAAATCTGTGCCGTTCATTACAGCAGCCATGAACTCATCACTGATATTGATCGCATTGTGGATGTTCAGCGCCTTACGTTGTACATCGCCTGTAGGGATGCGAATGTTTAGAAACTCCATGATGTCTGGGTGTGAGATATCTAGATACGCCGCATAAGACCCCTTACGCGTTCTCCCTTGACGATACGCAATCATGTCCGCGTCTACAGTATGCATGAAAGGAATAGGTCCTGGAGCAATGTCAGAGACGGTTCTTACGTCTCCCCAGTGACCACCTACCCCACCGCCCATAACAGACAACCAACGCAACTCTGAAGAGTGCTCGATGAGTCCTTCGAGTGTGTCTGGAACATAGGTTAGAAAGCAAGAAATCGGTAGACCTTTGCCTTTGGTCTCACCGTTCTTTGGAGCATTAGACAGTACAGGTGATGCAAACATGAACCACTTTTTGCTTACATACTCGTAGAGACGTTCTGCGAGACCTTCGTCTACAACACCCTCATATCGTGACCATGCGATCGCCGCTCTGGCATATGCATCTTGTGGAGAGTCTTCTCCTTCCATCATATAGAAGTCTTTCAACATACCCACAGCGTAGTCAGTCAATAGATCGTCACGATCATAGTGTATATCAATCATATTATTGTTGCTCAATTATTTTGAATAGTCGTAAAACGGTTCATCACGTTGGAACTCATAGTCCTCGATGATCATTTGTTTTCCGGTCTCATAAAACTTTTTACAGCACTCTTCTATGTAGAGAGTTTTTTCTTCGTCACCAAAGAGTTCTTCCCACATCATGTGGTTATTGAAAGAACTACTAGGTTTAGTGATCAGGAATCTTTCGGGTGAAAGAGAGTCGCCCGAGTACCCGTCGAGAGGAACATAGATCAAGTTGTCTTCGGAGTAAGATGAAAGAAGAAGATCTTCATCTATGGTAGAGGTTTCTAAAATGACCACTTTGTAGTCGCCATAATCCGTAATCTTCATCTTGCATCCCATTAATTTAGACGTAAGATTATATAGTATTATGAGGACTTCGTAAAGCTATTTTTTGAACTTTTTTGGTAGGATTCGACGTAAAATTTCTACGTTATTTTTGCGCTTGTTCTTACGATCACCCTTCTTTCGAACGATCACAGTAGAGGAGTCGTCCCCAGCGCCAGGGACTCCTGAAGTGTTGTTTGTCGGTACATCTTCGCTGAACTGCTTTTCAAATTCTTTGAATGTCTTCATTTCGCAATCTCGTTCGCCGTGAATAGTACTCTGTGTCCAGTTCGCATATGGACGCCTTCGTAGACAGGAATACCTAAAACATCGTAACATAAATTATTTTCTATAACGCGAACCTTGTCGTCTTTTCTTACAACTTCATGGCATTGGTCTGTCATAGAATCGTTTCGCATTCTGTACATGCCTTGTCCAAGGTTGCCGTCTTCCAACACATACCACCGAGAATTCTCTAATAGAACGTCCATGATATCGATACCAGTCTCTTCGTGTATTTTCTTTAGATTAGTGTCAGAGAGTTCGCCGTGTTCTTTGATCAGTGCGAGTGCTGCACCATAACGTGCGACTACAGACGATCCGCCTGGAGCTTTCGCCATGAGTTTCTTTAGGTTGAATACGAGACGATGAAATGCAGTATAGTGTGATCGGTATGCATCACGATTCTCCATTGTGTCCATAGAGAACTCTTTGATCTTGTTACCGTCTGCGTCAATGATTCCTGCTTTGTATGCTCCAGTATCCTCGAACTTAGTGACAAGCAGTTTTAGAAAACGAATTGTATAGACTAGATCAGCCGCTGATTTTAAGATTCCCATCTAAGTTCTCTCAATTTACTCACTACATGTTTGTCCATTTTGATACCAGTGATATCTTCATTTTTTATTGCGTTTAGGAAGACAAGAAAGGGTTTCAAAGTAGACCACTGTTCTAGGGGTATCTTTAGTGCTAACATCTCAATGCCAGCTTCATGTCCAAAGACATTGAAGATGACGATGAGATGATTCAGTATAAGTCTTTCCGACAAATTACCGTTCTGATGATACCTGTTGATGAGTCGTTTAAGATATTTGAACCTCTTTAGATCATCAAAAAACTCATCACCATCAATACATGTTGGATTGTAGTAATGTTTTGCTGCATATACCACAAGATTCTTATTGTTCAATTTCATACCGTGAAACTTAAAGATTATGTTTCAGATATTTAGTGAAACAATAATTAATCGTCTTCAGGTTCTTCTACGTCTTCAACAACTTCTTCGGCAAGGAAGACTGGTTGTGGCACAGAACCTTGAGAAGCAGCATGCCATTCTGCAATTTGTGACTCAGAAAAACCTTGTGACTTTAGTAACTCACCAGTTCTTGCGTCAGACCAACCTGCTTTGACAGGAACCGCTTCTTTACACCACTTAGGGGCCTTAATCATAATTACTTTCCTTTTACTGGATTGACGACTGACTTATCGCCGTTAGATAGATTGTCTGCACCGCTTCGTGCAGGTGCCTGTTTCTTGACTGCTTTAGCCGCAGCGAAAGTCTTAGTGTGACCGTCTTCTTCGTTGTCTTCAATTTTCTTATCAGACTTCTTGTGCTTGGCAATGACTTCTTTGTCATGCTTAGAAGAGTGGTCGTCATACTTCTCTGGAGCAATCGCACCTTTCTTAGGGTTCGCAGCTTCTGAGATCGCATCCCACATATCTTCAAACGATGAAGTAAGATCAAGATCTAGAGATTCTTGTTGATGCTTTTTCCAGTCGTCCATGGACAACTTACCACCAGCACGTTTGTAATCTGCATACTTCTGAGAAGGAGTCTGAGAATCTTTCTTAGGAGCAGCAGGAGCAGGCGAGTCTTTCTTTTCATCATCGGTTTTATTGATCGCAACCTTGTCTGCTTTAGTAGCAGCCTTAGCAAGATCAGCAGATACTTCGTCTACTTTACCACCTTTCTTCTTGGCATCAATAGCGTCGTCTGTTGCGGCACGCTTCTTATGTAGGTATTCGTCCGAAGAATCTACATCGCCGTCGTTGTCGATGTCCTTATCCTTACGATTCTTGAACTCTTTATCGTTCGCTTTATCGTCTACAGGGTCTAGTTTCTTCTCAGACACTTCGTCGAGTTCTGTTTCAACTTCTTCATCAACAGTTCCGGACACACGCAATGCTGCGATGAATGCCTTGGCTTGTGGGCCTTTAATGCCCGCTTTAGACATTGCCTTATTAATAGCACCGCGATTCCACGGTCCCATGTTTACTGCTTCCTCTAGAGTTTCCTCTGACTGAGGCTCGGAGACCATTCCCAAATACGCCTCCATAATTTTAGTGATATCCGACATTATAGTCTCCGTTGGTTATTATGCATCAAAAAAAGTTTTGATGACTACACCGGCAAAGATTGTTGCAGATAATGTAATAATGTATTGCATTACTTTTACAGTCTTGCCTTGTTCTTGGACGCTATCTTCGAGGTCGTCCATTCTTGTAGAAAAGCGATTCATTCGTTCGAAATGTTGCGCGTTCGCCTTCTCTATATTAATAAGCTTTTCTTCCGCTCTTGCAAGATCAATCATTGCATCGGAAAGCTTGTCTATTTTGTCCTCGATTCTTGCGAGGCGTTGCTCTTCACGTTGCACATGCTCTTGTAAAATTAGGTTGTTGTCTGCCATGTCTCGATCAGCCCATTAGTATTGATAATATAAGTCATATGATAATTATAATTTAATGTAATATAATTAGTTGACTTACGGTTAAAGGTTTATGTTTATTTATAACAATCAATTACCATGCGCGACACGACCAATAGCGTGCCTTCCACTTCGGGCCAGGATCTGCACAATTGTGCCTAGCTCGAAAACTTTTACGACGGGCAGGGTTGTCTTTCTTAATTGTCATATTCGGATCACCGAATGAGACCTTCACGACATTTCCCTTCTCGTTCTTTGTATATACGTAGAACTTCTTAGACCCACCACGTACAGGTTTGTTCAATGTAACAGTCTTACCCTGATACTCTGCTTCGGTCAGTTCTAACTCTTCATTGAGAGACGCACACGACTCACAACATCTTTCTTCTACATACTGTTTAAACTTTTTCATTTTGAAAGTAATGCCTTTGCTTTGGTACGATCGTGGAAAGCAAATGTATAAGACTTACCGTCTTTTTCGTCCTTGACCACATAACCAGATTTGGTCATCTTAGTGATCTTACCCATTCTCTTATCGCCATTCTTAGGTTCGTAGAAATCAACGTCTCGTCCAACGTTTATTGAGTTCTTTGTCTCTGCGCCCATGCCTTTAGTTGCAAGAGTTCGGTAATTTTCATCAAGCGATTCAACTTCTTCACGCATGAGTTTACCACCTTTCACTCTGAATCCGTTATCTTTTAGGATTTTAGTAATAGTGGTCTTCTTTACCAAGTCGTCCATATCCTTGAGCAACTTAGTCAAACCCATGAATGCCTTATCCTGTACACTTAAAGAGGAATTCATAAACATGACACGTGCGAACGCAGCGGCCTTCTCGAACTCAATACCCTTTTTCTTATGTTTCAAGAGTTCATTAGATATCTTTTCAAAATCTGCGGCTTCGCCAAGTTCTACTGATTCGTTTGCTTGTTGAAGTGCCGCTTGTACTGCCTTGTGCTTAGACAGACCCTTCTTCATTTTCTCAATCTCGCGAACAGCACCTGTCATATTACCGCCCATTTTTTCGGCAGTTTTGATTGCTTTGATAAGTAGGTTTCGGTCAGCAATCTTGTTATGGATTCCCATACTAGAAAGTTTTGCTTCAGTGACTTCTTCAACGTGACGAATAACAGTATACTTGCCACCAACCTTATCGACTTTGTTACCCATCGATGCCTTTTTATCTGCCGCAGACTTAGACATAGGACCAGTCGTTCTACCTGACTTCTTGTCGGTTGGGTGAGTGTACTTTACTGCATACTTTTGTTCTTCTAGGTTTGCAGATTCCATCTTG